CAATAACTTGCCCATCTTCGTATGCTTGTGCTGATGATGCTAAATCACCTACGAAATCTCCATCTGTACCACTTCCATATGCTCGTTGTACATATATTCTACCATGCGTTTCATCCTCATTAGAATTATCACCATCTACTGATGCTGATTCTAATAAAATATATTCTGTTTGGAATCCAGTATTATCTACTTTTTTAGCTAAAAGTATTTCACCTTGTGAGAATCCACTAGCATTCTTTACAGACATTGTGGTTTCACCGGCTGTAACTGAACCTGTTATTGTGGTTGCGTTAGCTACCCACAATTGTCCACCAACTGCGTTTACTGATTCTTTCTCAAAAGTAGTTGTTCTTAACGTACCTCTAATTCTAACATTTTCAAATTCTGCAGTTCCGTTTCCTTCGGATGAAATCTTCCATCCTTTTAATCCACTTGCGAAATCTCTAGTTTGTAAGATACCTTCGGGTTTCATTATAAGGTTACCACCTTCAATAGATGATGTGGTAATACCCCAACCACCAATCGATGCTGATACGAATCTTGCGAAACCATCTGCTTTTATAGATGATGATGCGTTTGCTTCAGTAGAAGCTGCCCCATCTATTTGGGATGGAGTTCTAAGATTATCTACAGTTAAATCTGCTAAGATAGTCGCATTAGCCCCAATTGTTAAAGCACCCTCTCCACCATTTGCGTTGGGGTCTAAGTGAAATATAGATGAACTAATTTCAATATTACCATCTGAACCACTTATATATTGGTCGGATAGATTACCAATAAAGAACTTATCGGTTTTAACATCCAAAATACCACCATTTGCTGTTGAGAATACAAGATGTCTATCATCGTTATCTCCAACGAACTCCATACCAACACCCAATAATTGGTCTTCACCAAATACAAGATTACCCGAACCACTATAGATTACGAATCCACCTGGTGCTTTTCCTAACGATGCCGATGTAATACCTCTATATCCAACGGAACGTATGAATCCACTACTAGCCCCACCAATCTCAATACCAGTTCCTAATGTATTAGATATAAAAATAGAACCACTAATTAAGTTATCCTCACCACCGATGTAAACTTGCTCACCATCAAATACAAATGGTTCTGATATCGTTTCTGTTCTTGATATACTACCTTCAGCGTTTAAGTATAGTAACTTTAATATCTTAGGGTCATTTAAGTTTTTAGATGGAATTGGTACTTTTATATCGGCTGATGAACTATATGGAATTTGTACTTCATTTAAAAATTCAAAGTCACCTGATAATCCCTGCGATTTTGCTAATATTTTTATTTTATCTACAACACCAGTTATAGGGTCTATGTTACTAAATTGTAAGTTTACAAAATTTCTTTTGTTTTGTGTTAATACATTAGAACCACTCTGAACATATTGTATTTTGTAATTTGCTTCAGATATTGATTCATATGTATGTGTTAAATCTTCTCTATTATCAAATGATGTAGTAAAGTTTGTTAATGGTTTTAATGTGTTACCATTTAATATTGAACCAATTGATGAACTAAAGAATGTAGAACTCTGAGGTCCTTCTATGTTAGTTATAGGTGTTGCTGGTTCTGTAAATTCACTTAGGATTATATCACCACTAATCATTTCAGAATTAAGTGTGCTAGAATCTGTAATTTGGATTATAGGTGTTGTACCACTAAATATATACTTAGCTTTACCAGTCTGAATGGTTTTTGTTAGTATATCCTCAGTTTGTGCTTGGTTTTCGTAAAATTCTATACTTTGGGAAACTATAACGTTTGGAACATTATTCGTATTGAATATAATCTCTGAAGAGTTATTCCTATCTCTATCTACATTTAATGTAGTTTGCCATTTAACGTTTATCTTACCCCGTTGATTAGATGGTAATGGGTTTCCGTTTAAATCAACATTAGCGATACCCAATAGTGTAATTGTAGCTTCCCCATTCGGAGTGTTATCAATACCCTTATCATTATAAATCCATATAGATATTACTCTACTTTTATCATTCTCTAAATAATCAGGAATTTCAAAGTATATAGGTTCTCCATTAGAATCTCTAACATCGACATATATTTGTGTACCATCCACCAAATTGGTTGGATGTGCAGTAATTCTTAATAAGTTTTTACCTTTTTGTAAAACCTGTGGAACATCTGAAACTCTAAAGTACTTAGTTGAACGCTGAGTATTATCAACGATAAACGTTTGTGTATCTTTTAAGTTCTCTCTTTCCGAAAATTTATATTCTAAAGACATTCATTTCTCCTACTATTTCTACTTTATATATAAGTATGAAAAATACACTTATAACTATAAATATCTAATTGATGAAAATCCACCTAATTTTGTGATATCTATTATTTGGTCAACCATATCCCTAGTTTTATCTATGTGTGAAATCGTAACTATGAAATCAAATTGATTCTTTAGATAATCAAATAATAAATATAGAGAATTAAAGTTATCCGTATCTAACGAACCAAAACCTTCATCAATTGCAATAAAGTTTGGACGTGGTAAGTTTGATACATTTACCAACGCAGTTCTGATTGCTACAGATGAAATAAACTTCTCCATTCCACTAGTCAACTCTAATGGCCAAAACTCTTCTGTTCCATATGCTATATATGAATTTATGTTTTTACCATCTGTATTTAAAATTATTTGAAAATCTACAATTGGTTGTAATATATTATTTATCTCAACTTCTAACTTAGGAAGTATCTCTGAGATTAATTGATATGGTATTCCATCTCTTCTAACACATTGTAAGTAATATTCATATCCTTCATACTTTTGTTCCATTGATTCTAACTTATCAATAGAATCATTTACAGTTTGAATCACATTCTCTGAGATTCTAATATCACCAACCACATTAGTTATGTCGTTATGTAAGGCTGACATATCAGTTTCTAAATTATCTAAAGTTTCCTTTGCTATATCAATATGTTGTTGTATCTTTATATTATGCTTTACTGATGCTTCTTGTTCAAAGGATTTATTTATATTATCTTCAGTTGAAACTAATTTACTTTTTAACTCCGATAATTCTAAGTTACAAGATTTGTTAGTTAGTTCTAACTTTTCTATTTGATTTTTTAAAGTATCACATTCATCTTTTAAATCCTTAACAGTTAGTAGTACATCTTTAACATCAAACTTATACATATCAGATTTCAAATCAACTATTTCTTCAGATAATCGTTTTGATTTGGAAGTTAGTTTAATTATATCATCTGATAATGTTTTTGATTGTTTAGCAAATGGGGTGTTTTGATTCTTTACACAATGTTCACAATCATCATCAAATGATAATGAACCAATACCATCTAAGTGTTCTTGCTTATGTTCAATATCTGTATTCAAACTATCTAACGATGATGTTATTTCTTCTAACCGATTAACATATGCTTGGTATTTTAAATGACTTTCTTGTAACTTAGGTAAATCATATGTTGAATAGTTAGATTCACATTTTTCTAAAGTATCTTTGAACGATTCTAAATTATTAACATAACCATCACACTCATTAGATTTATCTGAAATTTGTTTTTTGAGTTTATCTTTAAGTTCCTTTAACGAATCAATATCTATTATTGTATCATCTACAGTTTTTAAATCAGATACTAAACTATCCTTTCGTTCTCTTAAAACACTTTGAGTATCTTTAAATTTAGATAACTCATTTTTTTGTTTGATTAATACCTTTTCATTCTTTTGTAAATCCTCTTTTGCCTCTACTAACTTATCAGTAAAGTTTTGATTCTTATAATCTTTTAGCAAAGCGCTTAACTCCCTAATCTCATCATTAGCTATCTGATACAATTCTTCAAATACATTCATATCTAAGAATTGAGCAAGAAGTTCTTTCTTTTCTCTTTGAGATTTTTCAATGAACCCCCCACTATTAGATTGGTTAGACATTGCTGTAAGGATGAAATCATCATACGAACCAACATACTGTCTAATTATAGAGTTTGTATCTCTACGTTCTTCACCATTTAATGAATGCTCTACTCCATCTACAATACAATAAAAGTTTACATCAACCTTTACAGTTCCCCTTTTTGGTGATTTCTTACCAACTCGTTCTATAAAGTAATCAACACCATTAATCTCAAAGTTGAACTTACAATCAAATTTAGATTTAGAATAGTTTAATACATCCAATGCTTTAGTTGTACGAGAACATCTATCAAATAAACAAAACGATAGTGCATCCCATAGTGATGATTTACCACTAGCGTTTGGAGCGAAGATTCCGTAAGCACCTTTCATTTGTGAGAAATCAACTATGTTGTTTGTACCATATGAAAACATATTAGAAAACTCAAATGTTTTTGGCTTCCATATAATATTCTTCATACCCTTTACACTACCCAATTTGTTGTTTATATCTTGGTTAATAGTTCGTATAACTTCCATTTGTTCATTACCAATGATATACTTATCTGATAGGTATGATTCTAACATTTGGTTTTGGAATCCAATATCTCTAACATTTTGTAATGTAATATCAGAATTACCATTGGAATCTTTTGTATCTGATAATACTTTTTGAATTGTTAATTCCTGCACCTTCTTACCTGTCTTAATCTCTGATATGATTTTCTTTAGTTGAGATTGTGATGTATCCTTAACTCTAATTCTCATACGAGGTTTGTTAGGAATGGTTGGAGTACCAATCACCTTACCATCTTCTACATCTATAGTTACATACCCATAATCGTTATGAATTGGAACAAACTCTGATTCTTTTGTATCAACATCCCAAACTAATATCCCATGCTCAGGGTATTTAGCTTCAGCATGATTTTGCATAATCGTAGACCCACAATATTTAATCGTACCCTCATCGTTTAGTGATTGATTTGGTACGTGAATATCTCCCAATAGAACTAAATCGTATCCATCGAATGAATCTACCTTTACGTTTTTATTCTCTAATTGGAATCCGTATTCTGTTTTTACCTTATCAACAGGAGCATGATATAGTGCAATCTTATAATCACCATGCACCTCTTCAGATGGAATAATCTCCTTAGATTCTCCGAAAACCGATGAGTGTGAAAAGGAAATTCCACCCATCTTCCATACCCCATCATCCTTCATATAATGAAGATTTGAATGGTTTAGTGCATTTACGATTGGTGATAACGCATCTAATCGAGATGGGTTATTTAGGTTAGCATCGTGATTACCTGGTATCAGAATAGTTGGTAACATATCTGATAAGTTCTTTAGAAATGTTTGTGTCATCTCTATAACTTCAGGTGTCATATCCGTTTTTGCGTGAACAATATCCCCACACAGAACGATAACACTATCATCAGTTTTGGTGGTTTTTATGTACTCATAAAGGTTTTCGAATACTTCTCTATACTCTTTATGTCTTTGTAAATTTCTGATATGTACATCAGCTATGTGGTAAATCTTTTTGATTTGACCATCATACTTAATTCGTTTTGATTTTATCATACACCTAATAACTTATACTCCATTAACTTTCTTAGTGAAAGTAATTCAGTATTTTTTATTTTTTCATTAATATTGTTAAAACCCATATCTGATGGGTCTGAATCGTTTAGTTCAACGATGTGAACACCCACTCCATTATTCATAAGGGATTCTGAATCGGAGTGAGTTCTTAAAAGCGTCTGAATCTAAGGCTAGATATACACTTTTAACACCCTTACTAATTATTTTAGTTTGTAGTTCCGTTTGTGGTGATTTACCAAACAATGGAATACTATTCATTCTAACTGCTATTGCATCAAATACTCCTTCACATATTACAATTGGTAAATCCCAATTAACAAACATCTCAAATCCTACTACATCTTTAGATACATCTGGATTCTTATGTTTGAATGCCGTATCATAAAAACTTCTACCTACAAAATAATTTAACATACCATTCTCATTGTAAGATGGAACTATAATTTTATGTTTGTATATTCCTTCCTCACAATACCCCATTTGGTACTTTAACACCTCTGCTGATGTTACACCCCTTCTAGTCAAATAAGATAACGCATGCTTCCTTATAACGGATGTAGAAGGTTTCCACAATGGTATATATTCTTTTGGTAGTTGAACCACCTTAGATTCTTCGGTAGTTGAATCTGTTTTGTATCTATACTTTCTTTTGAATATAGAGTTGTGTGCATCCCATACCTCTTTAGATACTTTAAGTTTTCTGAAAAGGGAACGGATTGATTTACCCTTCTCATCGGATATCCAACAATGCCAAGGGTTATCAGCATTTGAATTTAACTTTATGTTTATCTCCAATTTAGGTTTATGATGATTCACAAACGGAGACCAAAACGCATAGTTATCGCCTGATGTTTTCTTAGCTTTACCTAAGACTGACTCTAATAAAGATAGTAGCTTTTCTTCCATATTCTTTTAAATATACAAAAAATAATTGGATTATCCAAAGAATTTCTTAATTTCTTTTTCATCTATCCATTCTTGGGGTATTTCTTTCTTAGCCCATTTGAATCCGTTCTTATCACACCATTGTGCATAGGTGGTTTTAGAACCTTTGTATATTTTAGAATTTGGGGATTGTAGTACGAACCTTAAATCCATATCAGGATTCTGTTCTTTTATAAGTAAGTGTTTTTTTCTATCCTCAGGTAAGAACCATCCTTTTGATTCTATGAAGATATTGTTAGGTAATCTAAAATCGGGTTTGTAAGTATGATTAGTTGCTGGTATTGTATATGATACTTCGTGCTCTTCATACTCACCATCAATACCTTGTGATTTAAGTTGCTCATCTATACGAGTTTCCAACCCACTTTTATGACCTTTCATCTTTTGGATGTGAGACCAATTGCCTTTTTTATTCATAACTATTTTTTATTATTTAGTGTAGGTATTATTTGTACCCCCATTACTTTGTGTATCAAATGTATTTACATTATCTATAGTAGATGGTTGATAATCACCTTGTATTAATATATCAGGTCTATCCAACTTCCCCCAAACAAATTTACTATTACCTTGCTTATCCTTAACTTCAGTAACTGTAGCGGTTCTACCACTCATTAAAGAACCAGTACCGGGTGCTCCAAATGCCCCATCTAAATCTAATCTAACCTTTAATGTGATATCAACATCATCTCTGTTTTGAATTGCTGATGCTAGTTTACCAATTGCTATTAAATCACCATTTGGATTATATAACCCAACTGTTGTAAAGTAGTTTTTAAAATCAGAACCAGTAACGAACCCCTTCATTATAGAACTGTTTGTATTATTATTTAGTTTTAATGTAGGGTTTTGTGATACATTAAATTCATTTGAACCAACTTCACATAATATATTTAACTCATGTAAGGTTTTAGATGATTTGTATTTTGTTAACCAACCATATTCTGAAGAGTTAGGTACATCATCGTTTTCATTAACAACCTCATTACCATAATTCCAAATTCCACTCTGACCAGTCCATATATATCTATATTTTGGTCTTGGGTCTGATACTACCATTATCCCATGATTGTAAAATACTTCACCAACAATATCTGTTTGATATGCTGAACCTGTTATGTAATCATTGTTAGCTAACGATTTTATTTCATCAGTCGATAATGCTTTATTGTAAATACGGAACTCATCTAATGAACCACTTAATGTAGTATGTGATGATACTGCATCTTCTGCAAAACCATCGGTTAGAGTTCTACTACCCAAAACAATATCATTTTCGTTTGATATACCACGTAATGTTATAACTTCGTTACTACCACTTGTAGGTAATTCATCAGTATTTTCTTTAACACCATCTATCCATAATTCTAAAGTTTTACCAACCTTATTGAAACAAATATGATGTGCTTCCGAATCATTTATCACAGTTGTTGATAATGCCTCTACAGTAGTAATTCCATTTGATAGAGATATATTAACCTTACCCCTATCAGCCATTGCTGCCGTTTGGTTCAATACTTCTATGTTAAATGGGTACTGGGGTGTTAGTATATTTCTTCTTCTTAGAACGTGTTTTAATTTTTTATCCTGCCCATAATCTTTATGAGTCCCCCTCTTAGATACCAGTGTATTTGTTGTTGAGGATGTTTCGGATTGTGTAGGTGGTAATTGAGCCCAAACTGATATTGAGTAATCTGTTGTTTCGAAAAAGTCGTATTGGGGTTTGTGGTCTATTCTGATATATGAATTCGTTCCATCAAAATCAACCATAGTTCCCGATGGTAATACCGAACCACCAGTTGTCTTTATACCAGGAATATAGTTTAATTCTCTACCAACACCATTATTTATGTATCCACTTCTATCTTCTATTACATAATCGGTTTTAGCGTATCTTGGAACTACTTCATCATTAAATCCCCAATAACCAACTAAGTTACCAAATGGGGCATATGAGCTAGTGTCTAACCCAGTATCGTATAAGTGTCCGTGATATTCATCAGCTTTTCTATCTTTTATGATTGCCGATTCACAATCCGATGAAGTCATAGAAGTATCAACAACCTCTACACTTCCAAATTTAATACCATCACCTAATCTATTTTGTGGTATTGAGAATATCGATGCTGATGCGTATAAGTCTCTTTCAACTCTAGCCCTATGTTTAAAAAACATTTGATTGAGGCCTGACCAAACAATCTTCTGATGTTTGGATTTAAGAAACGATGTAGTATTAGAATCTTCGTTATCTAATTGGTCTGTTTCTCTATAAGCTGGTATTGATATTGATTCCGAAACATTAATCTTTTCACCATGTTGTGGGGATATACCTTTTATGACCGAAATTAATCTTGAATCACTTCGATGATTAATATCAGTAACTACCCAACGTTTGTGAGTATTGAATGGTCTTAATTGTATGCCACCCCCATTTATTGGTTTGTAAGCTGTTGCCATGCGGTTTCATTATCGTTCTTAAAATATTATTTAAAAGTCTAACTTAACTTTCACCAATACTTCATTCGAAAATGATTTTAAAATTGGTTTAGATAACTTAGCCACTGCTAATAGTTCCTGCGTACTATTGTATAATCCAACAGTCGTAATATACGATTTAGGATTGTTTGCAAATGTGGTTTGTTTAAATGCCCCGTTTGAACCAGTAGTATATGATGGGTTATTTGAGAAGTTATACTCACCATTCTTAGCTCTTACGAAATAGAATGTTGATTGTACTCTTTCTTCATTTCTTGCTGCGAACCCATTATTTGCATTAATTACGGCTGAACCACTCATTGATGTAAATAATCTAAATGCGTTATCACCATTTGTGTTTGATGTTTCAACAGTACCAAAATTCAATTGTGCTAAATCTAACTTATCAGCATTCAGTACAATAACACCCTGCTCAGGATATACAGAACCATATTCAATAGATGCATCGTGCACCCCATTTAAGATTGAACCTGAAACTAAACTATATACTCTACCAATTTGTGTTGCTGCTTGTTGAGTATCTCCACTATTATCAATTAATGAAACTACAAAGTTAGATGAAGATACGGCTGGAGTTGCATTACCATCAAGCTGAGCTAAATGAAGTTCAAAGTTACCAGGATCAAGTCTATCTTTCAATCTAGCTCTATTAAGGTTGATTGCGTAAATATGTTGAGTTGATGTATTGTTAAACTTAAATACTCTCTGATTATCTGGAAGTAAGATTTGTGCGTATTGAGAATAGATAGCATTAGATGGAGAATCTTCATTCTGCCCTAATGAACCACTACCTTGGTTGTGTCCGTATGTTACTGAAAATTGTGATTCAGATGTAACTCCTGATGAAATTCCATCGAAAATCTCATAGTAATATTGTTTTTGAATATCTGATTGCGCTGATGATGTGTGAAATGTAGTTAATGTACCTACATTACCACTCCATAATCCTCTAGTCACTTTTTCTACACCACCTTCTACTACATCACCTACTTTTAGTGCTGTGTAAACTCTTTTTGATGTATTAAACGAACCTGCTGGTAAAATTGCCATATCTTTTCCCTATTTATTTTATAATGTTGAATCCAATGTATTACCTACTGAAATATCAGGATTGTTAGTAACAGTCAATTCAATTTCTGTTCTACCACCTGTTTCATTTCCAATACAGAATATTTTTGTTGAAATATCTGTATTATCTGCTAATACTTTAGTGTTAATTGTAAATGATGAATTTGTACTAATAGTCATACTTCTTCTATCTTCGTTAGCACCAACTGCATCTGTGTTGTTTGCTATTCCACTACCATCACCAATTATAGATGCTGCATCTGAATTCAATAACGTTACCGTATAACCTAATGTATCATTACCACCATTCTTAGTAGTTAATGTTACGGTTTGTGTTTGTCCACCTTCTTCTAAACTAATTGAGCTTGGGTTAGAATTAATAATTGGGATTCTAATTGTGTTTTTAGGAAGTGTTAACAACTTATATCGTAATGAGTAATTCTCATCTGTTACTGCCTCTACTATTGGCATGTTTTCAATTATGATTCCATAATAGTCTGAACCTAGCGGATGCGCTGGATTCCATAGTTCGTAATCTACTTCATCATCTGCCAATGCGAATTGACTGATTACAAAGAAGTCCCTACCTTTTGATAATAACTCTCGACCTTTCTTAGTTAGAATAGCGTCTACTGTTATTGATGAATTATCTAAATATCCCATAAATTTACCCTTTTACAATTTGTTTTCTATATATAAATATTAAAAAAAAACTTTTTACACTAACTTTTAATATTTTTGATTAGTATCTTTTGTTTCTGTCCTGTTTATCGTACTTCACACATAAATCTTCTTCACCACTATTGTTACTCATAGACTTCCTTAATACTTCTAAAATCTCTCTCTTTTCATCATAATTTTCGAATGGTGATTTCTGTGATGGTTTAATAAGTATATCAGTTTCTTTAGTTGCTGATTGTGAATCGAAATCAGATTCATCACTTTCAACAATATCTCTGTGTGGAACAATTGACCTACCCAACCGTATTTCCATTTCTTTCATTTCTTTGATAGTTCTCTGTACTTTGTTCAAACCATCTAACTCAGGATTTCTTTGTTTCTTCTCCTGTTGTTCTATAATTATCTCTTCTTCTAAAAAAGTTGAAACATTTGCTTCTGTTTTAGTGTTTGTAACCAATTTAATTTCTTTTTGCTTTCGTATCTTTTCTTCTTCAACACGCTTAACCATGTTTTCTTTTAACTTTTGTTTTTTAATAAGTATCTCTTCGGCCTTACGTTTAGCTTCTTCTTTTGTTTTTTCAACATCCCCATCTTTGATATTTTTTTCACCAACGATATCAGGATATTTTTCTTTAAGATATATTTCGAAATCAATTTTCATTTGTTTCAATTCTTCTCTGAACATATCTCTTCTTGCAACCTCATCAGCAAAAGCTTCTTTAATCTTTTGAAATCGCTCATCTTCAATTTGCCTACGTTCAATTTCTTCAATATAAATTCTACGTGTATCTTCTTCGTTATAATCTTTAACATCTAATACTGGGTCTGATAATATTTCCGTTTCTTTGGGATTTACTATAGAATCTATAATATTCTTAACGTTCCCATCAGCGATTGGCAATGGTTTTATTAAATTAATTAAATCCTGTTCACTCTTCTTATCATCTTTAGTGATTAGTATGTTATCCTTTAAAGGTTTACCTGTTTTTACTAATAATTCAGGTTCTTTTATTATCTTACTAATTTTAGTAGATTCATCAACCGGTCTTTTTGGGTTTTTAATCAATGGTCTAGATATACGCTCGGACATTCTATCTTCGATTAATCTGTTTAACCGATTACCTGTATTTCTTATGTTTCTTCTTATTGCCATATCTTATCTCCTATTAAAAGGGTGAACCATTTTTTATATCAAATTCTTTTCTTCTGAACATTTCTGCTTCACGACGTAGTAATTCTTTTTTGTATCTTAAATCAAACTCATCTGCTCTCGCATCTTCGATATCAATCATTTTTTCAATCTTACGTCTGAACTCTCTAAGTTCTCTTCTGTATTCTTGCAAACGTTTCCAATACAAATCATCGCTGATTATTAAATCATCAATATCTAATGTTCCTAACCCAGTTCCAGATATAACATCTAAGTTTCCTTCTTCTGAAGTTTGTGATGTGTTTATTAATACATTAGGGTCTGCTTTAAATATTTCTATTACAGGTTTGCCATCAGGTGTATGTGGTGAATTGGTTGTTAACGAATCCGATGTCATCTTACATCCTAAGAATCTTAAATTCTCAACTGCCAATGGTAACTCATCTGTTGATGTTTCTGATGGTACTAATGATGATGAATTTGGAAGATTCATTGATGCTGATAGTTCTGTATTAAAGAACAACTTTTTACGTTGTGCGTATTGAGATGGTTTACTATTTACAATAGTTGTTGCCAATGGGTTGTAGTTCCAACTACCATTAGAACCAGTATTCCAATTTAAACCATACCCAACATCAGAACCTAAATTATAAACAGGTATTATATATTTGTATGTTGAACCCGCATACATATCTCTAATTTTTGGATTACCCAATGCGTCTAAATCACTTTTTTGAGAAGTAATGATAAACATCTTATTCAAATCTATAGAATCACCTTCAAATAATATGTTCTCAGCTGATACGTTGATTATTGATTCGGATATTTCTGCTTCGTATCCAATTTTTTCTGCTGAGAAATTGTATGAGCTCGAAATCTCAGTTTCGAATAAATGGTTAGATGCACTTACAGGTCTAGCCATTGTAAGAATATGTGCATCATACATTGGTCTAGTCTGAGTTACCTGAGTTAGTGATTTAACTTTAGGTCTTTCTAAAATATGTGGTTCAATTAAGATACCTGAATTGTAATCAACCCTAGCTGGCATCGTTTGTCTGATTTGTTCGAATACCGACATATCGTATTTAGCAAGAATATCAATTGTATTATTGATTAAGTTTTTGTTTGAGTATTTTTTAAACACCTGTCTACGAACATAATCTAAATCTTCGTTTTGTTCGGTATAGCCAATCCTATTATCAGGATCGCCAATCAAATCATCTATTTCAAAATAACCTGTATGATTTATGATATCATCATTGTACATTTTAGTAGCGGCTAAATAAACACCTACCACATTTGAATCAACTGGTGCTGAATCGTATTGTGATTTTTCAACTTTATTTTCAGAATTGAGAACTGATGTTAATGGGTTATTTTCAACTCTAACTTTATTGTTCATAATATTGTTAGCACCGGCTGATGGTACTTTTGTGTAGTACTCTTCAGTTACACCAATCAAATCATCGTTTTCAAAATTAAATAATGATGCTGATAATATAGAACCATTCTGTGTGGTTGATACCTGTTGATTTGGGTGTTGTGATGCGTGTGAATCAGGATTGGCAATCGTTTTTAAATTAGAATCTGGTAAAAATCTAAACTTTAAATCAAAGTAGGCGGCTGTCATACTATTACCATGATACGATTCTCTAGATAATGTATGTTCATCAATTACCACATCTTTTAGTGGATTAGCCCAATATCTTATTTCTTGAATAGAACCACTCATAGGATTTACAGAATCCCATATAGATGGTGCGCCGGCTATTACTCCGAATGAGTTACCAAACTCAACAGTACCACTACTAACCCAAGCAGTATTGTAAGATGATTCAGTTGAACCATCGATTGATATACTAGCTGACTTACTTACTACTATTCTATCTTTTTTATTTTTTCTGTATTGTAATTTGTATATGTTATCTTTAGTTACATCATCAACTGAATTTTCTCTTTCAATTAATAACGTACTCATAAGTGAATCAAATATGTTTACATCATTTATAGATGCTGATTTATATCCACTACTTCCACTTAGATAAAAATGAATATTACCCCTATTATTAGTTAAATCATTTGGAGTGATTGATTCATATATCACTGCAAAATCATTTCCTTTTCTGATTATACCGGTATGTCTGTTTAAGTTTTGTTGAACTTGAAGTTCTATAACATCTAATGGATTAGGGTCATTAACTTCATACGTTTTTGGATTTATATCAGTAACCTTATCCCAAGGAACTGTAATGTAGTTATTCGCATCCATTCTTAAATGGTAAACAAATCTATCATGTTCCCAATACTGCCTTACATTATTTTCAATTATAGGGCCACCATATTCTCTAATTGATAAGAATGTTTGTGGGATACCATATGTAGCAATTAATGCTTTAACGGCTCTAGCAGAACCTTTTGTTTTTAGAAGATATGGAATATTGTTTACAATTCTTCGCCATACTTCATTATTAATTTGTTCGTGTGATTTAGATGGAAGTGAACCACTATTAGGTACATTACCAAACTTATCAGTTCCCAACCCAAACTCCCATAACTCAGATGTATCTTTACCATGTGTTAGTTTCCAACCCATAGATTTTGCCACATCATAAAGAAGTTCGTTTGGCATACCATCGTATGGGTGTTCTTCTCTTTCGTTAACAGATGTTAGTGCGTTTATATAAGACCAAGTTATATCAAAGTGATGTCCAATCATATCTACGAATAAAACATATTCTTTATTTAACGGGTCCTCAACAATTGCGGCTGGAACTATTTTTGTTAATCGTGCATCGTTAAGTGCATCGAATATACTAGCCGAATCTATTAACCCATTATAATGTGATATTCCTTGTGATGATGTAACACTATAATTTATATTTGGATATGTACTACTTTTCGGCCATGGCTCTAGTGGGTAATTGGAAGAACTATAATGCGTATATAACGAACCAGAAGATTCATTATACATCCAACGTTCCCAACCATCCATACCACTAACAACAGCACTTTTTCTAGATACAGATTGAGATATGTTAGTTACTGCCTCAGAACCACTCACCGATTCTAATGTGTTTATTCTTGAATCATAAGATTCTATAAGGCTCAATTTATATTTTAAATTGTTTACACGTTCTACAGCTGATGAGTATTTTACAAAGTTACCAAAGTGGGTATAATCTAAATTAAGATTTACACTACCAAATGAACCACTAATATATTTATCAATTATCTGTTGTGATGTTGATAGGTTGGTATCTAATAAATCATTCCAACTTTTTAAATCAGTACCTTGAGATTTACCATAGTTACCTGAATCAATCTTAAAGTTTGGTGATGAGAAATTTGGCTGGTCTTCCGGCTTATCAAATTCATATAATAGAATTCTTTCTATATATGATGCTATCAAAAACTTATCAATAGTACAATCAAATGGTGATAACCCATCTTTTAATGGTTTATATAACTTTACAATTACATTTGTAATTCTACCTGCATCTATTTGAGGATTATAAAACCTAACTGTTGTTGTTTTATCTATTCTTGAGTTATTAGATTGCCTAAGATAATTCACTCTAGGTTCTAAGTTGTAGAACTGTGCTCCAGTAGGTATAAAATAATATCTTGATTCATCAATCGGCTCGCCATCATTTCCTAATTCATTAGTAAAAAAGATTGGATTATCATCAGCATCTGATTGTTGAATCCAAACCGCAACACCAGAACTTACATCTAATGTAAATTTAGCACTACGGCCTGTTGTAGTATATATTCTTCCACCTGCACCATTGTCCATCTTTTCTACATAAAATTCAACCCAATGGTCTCCATCATTGGTTGGTGAAAAGAATGTTGGTGAGTCTTTAAACGTACTACTCGGGTGAAGTATGGTTTGTTCAACTTCACCTATTTTTTTATTATTAGCAAAACTAACATCGGTTATGATTGATATTTCATTATTACCAAAATTCAACCCAATATTTGGCATCCTAGTATCTTCGCCTGAGTGTGTATTCATTTGATTGAATAACGCTACTAAGCCATCCCTACCAGATGTGTTTTCTATTTGCAGTTCCAATTCGGTTGAATCGGAGTTTATGTTTATCACCTTCATTGTAGGTGATACTGATTTTAGGAAGTTATTAACAATACTATAATATCCTGATTCAAGCCCAGCTAATCTAATATCTCTTTCGGGATGTGTTAAGAAATTTATCTTTTGTGGTTCATCATCTTTTACATTATTACTCCAATTCAATACAGTATTATCAAGTGATTTAACCAACTTATCAGCAGAGTAGATATGAGATTCCATTCGTGAACCATTCTCTACAACATTTAGATATAAATCTGATTTCTCTAAATTAGCATGGTCTGCTAAGTCATACACTTGTACTCTCTCAACAGGTACTTTACCCGATACTAATAAATCTTTATTTTGGAATCTATCTATTGCCATATCTTATTACCTTGAATTACTTGGTGATACATTTGCCACTGCTATGGGGTCTGCCCCATCTGTGTTTGGCCATGGTGTCATATTCGAATTTGGTTTTAATGCTGTTACTGTAAATACAGATTTATTACCATATATAAAGTTTTGTCCGTTTCTAGAACCAACTTTACTTCTGATTTCCCACCTATCACCAACTTTCATTCCATTGTTATTTACTCTAAAAGTCAAACTGTGCATTGGGTATCGAGGCCCATTAGCAGAACTATATAACCCACCTACTTTTTTTGCTTGCCACGATGGTGCGTTTGGTGTTCTTCTAAGGTGAATATCCACCTCTTGTATAATTTCAGTCCATTGAGTTGTATTTCTCTGAGCCATTCCAACAGTTGCACTTATTTGTATATCACGTCCTGAATCTATAAGTTCTTGTGTAATTATATATCCACCATCTTGAAGTGGTGGTCCATATACTACCGAATCGAATGGAATTTCTTTAAAACCAGCCCATCTAACATACCCATCCGTAGAGTCTTTAACATTGTCATCGTAGTACGATATACCACTAAAGTGTGTGTTTTCTTCACCCCTACCCTTCTCATCTCTCCAAGATGGAGCGGATGGGGTTAGTTCATATCTACCACTAAACACATCATCAAACCCTTCTTCTTGAATAGCCGATTTGATAGAAACACCCTGCACATATAAATCTTGCTCATTGATTGGAGTTTGAGAAATTATATCTAATGGTACAACAGGTGTTGATACAAATAACTCATCTGATAACGTACCCAATGTACGTCTATATACAGCCATATCATATCCTTCATAGACTGCTGGTATTTTGTTAGTACCATAATCTTTATCCGAATCTTCTTCTAATGTATATGAAACAATTTGTTTAGAACTATTTCGTTTTATAGGTCTAAGGTCAACTGCTTCATGCTCTACTGTTGTATTAGATTGTTTGTTTGTTGCTGCCATTATCTTACCACTTTAAATATGAACCCATCGAAATATTGTTTGTTACCACTTCTATCAACTCTAAATTCAAATTGATAAAATCTCTCAGGTTGTAATGTATTAAATCTAAAATCAAAGAAGTTTCCTGTTGAATCACAACTAACCTTTGTATAAGTTGTATCAAATGGAATCAACACTAAATTTGTTTCTACATCTCTAACCTGGTAATAAGTAGTTGATGGGAGATATTTAATTTGGTTGTATGGCGCCGTATTGGTAAAACTTCTTTGAGGATATGTTTCTCTACCAACAACTCTTAATTTAGATGTTGATAATTCTTTATATTCTGTTTTTAGGTTCTTCATATATAATGTAATATCATCTGCTGTTAATGATGATAGTGAACCAGTCGTAAAAGAAGAGTCATCCCATTTAACTTCTAAAGTAGGAACATATATAGTATGAGTATTATTTGAGAAGAATTTAGATGAACCATACTTTAGAGTATTAGATTCTTCTGAACTCTCTCTTTTAATTAAGAATCCATCATTTGGTCTAGAACCAGATAACATATCTGTTACATAGTTTGTAACATCTGTATTTAGGTTGGTGTTATATTTACTAAATGTTTGTGAATACTTTGTGTTATTAATAGATGAGGTGTACCAAGTAGCACCTCCTGAATTCTTACTCCAACCTGCTTCTGATATAGCTGCTGTTGATATACTACCTGAATATGTTATTTTAAAATCATCCAATGAGCCCGTTTTAGGAGAATTCGTTGAGTTGAAATATGTATATGCAAATATATAGTTCCCAGTCTTTGTAGGTTCAAATGATATAGATTGAGTTGCCGAATTAGTAAATGTAGATACCAACCCCTCTACCCCGGTTGTCATATTTAAACCATCGGCATCATATATTGTAAAATCTATTTCGCTAAAATCGCCTGGAATTAAAGATGATGATATCTGATAGTTAACACCTTTTTGAAGTTCTATTGAGTATTGTGCATCTGCCCCACCCTCACTAGCGTATAAATTTAATTTAGATTCAGAAGCAAACATTCTAACCTTTGAGTCTACAGTATGATTAACTCTATTTCTTAGTTTAAAATTACCTTCGTTCTGAGTAAACGTATCCCATATTATTAAATTACCTTCTTTTTGATAAACATAAACTTCATCGAATGAACCAGTTGTTGTAGTACCATCACCACTTCCATCAAAGAATGTGAATCTTAATTCATGCACACCATCAGCGGTTGCTTGTAAATCAAATGATTGTGTTGATGATGCGGTTATAGCACCTACCATACCAGCATAATCACCTTCAGTTTTAAGAACACCATTAGGGTCTTTAATTCTAAATGCAACATCATCAAATGATGCAGGGTCTATTTGAAATTGTACACCATAGTTAATATTATTTTGTAAGTATGCTGGAAATACTAAGGTAGTTCCTGAGAAGTTAGATGCTGATATAATTAATCTACTATTTTCAACTGATGCGAATGGTGTATTACCATTAAAATCGTTAACTGATTCTGTTAAAAACGCAGAACCACTTCCTTCTGAAAATCCTTCATATAATACAACTCCTGATTTTGGTGTTGTTTCTACATCAACCCCATTAAAGACTTGGGTTTCACCTACATTCCATAATAACTTACCTTCACGTCGTTCCCAAGAACAACCATCAGAAGTATATGGTGTATCGCTATACTGACCCATACCCTCAGACCAACTTTGTGATACAGGGTAAACTTCCAATTTATATTCAGATAGTACTTCAGTTTCACTAACCGATGTTAAGTTTAGTTGATACTTTGCAGTTGATGGTATTTCGTTTGATGATACTGATTTGGATATTTCAGTTAAATCGAATTTAGATAATATTCTAGTATTACCCACAAACAATCCGTTATCATAAACTTTACTAACCTCTAAGAGCTCATCCAATCCTGTGTTTTGTACTTTACGAGTAGTTAACTCATAAATCGTAGTATCTTTTTGTCCGTATATTCTGTAAATCATAGTGTTTCCTCTTTAGAAAGATTGTGTTATAACCTGTCCTCTAATATCTGTGTTTGGGAATTTCACTTCAAATATCGATGGGTCTTTAGGTGGGAATATTATACCCCCTTTAGTTGCGTTAAGTATGCTATATTTATTCGGTGAGTAATTTCCGTTAAACTTATTAACTATTTGTAAACCACCCTTACCTTGCTTATCAGGTCTAACTACAGTTTGTACACCATCTACTTTATCAATCTCAACATACAATTTAGATAAATTAATCGGTTCATTAATTCTCCAATTATCTATATCAAAATAACTCTTTAACCTATCAATGGCTCTTAGTAAAACTTCGTTAGAGTTAAACTCAGGTAGAACTATAATTTCAAACATAACCCCAATATTTACAATGTGTGCATCTTTGATATTAACTGCATCAGTTAACATTCTGTGATATGATATATAATTTTTTAAGTTATATTTAGTTGCCTTATTTAGTGGTGTTAAGTTCTTTTCGTTATTGTACCCACAAGTATACAAATTCAATGCTAATGGGTTTGGTATTTCAGTATTAATATACTGACCATCTACCTTAGATTGTTCTAATTGATAATCTTGAACTAAGTATGCTTTAGCTACTGAACCGAATTGTGGTGGAAGTGCGTAACATCTCATTACATAATCTTCTCTAGTTACAGTTCTGTTTTGTGCTGCAAAGAATGCCATAGCATTCTGTCTAATTTCTTCTTGAGATTCTGTAGTTTTACCACCCACAGCTGCGTTTGGATTTGAACATGCTATTGATTGTTTACAAAATTTAACTAAATTAGTATTTAGATTTATTTCGTTTTTAAATGTAACTGATGTTGATATAACATCAACTAAATCATTTGCCGGAACATTATCACCAATACCATTACCTACTAAGTAAGTAACAGTTAATTTTGTGTTCTGAGGTGCTACACCATATGTTTTAGTGTATAAGAAATTAGATGGGTCTAATGTTGTATCTAAGTTCTGATGTTCTTTGTAAAGAGCTGACCCAACATTATCAGGATTAGGAATTATTTCTTCATCTGCATTTGATGATATACCAGCACCAAATCCAATAACCATAATTCCATCATCTTCAAAGTTTGTGATATATCTTTTAGGTACTCTGTTTAATTCTAATAAATAAGGAGTATCACCACTATACTGATGTAGGTATGTTGAATTATCTTCGTTATTATCAATTTGTTCAAACACAGTATCTTGTGCTAAGTAAGGAACTCTAGTCCAAGTATCACCATCCGAATCGGATATGTTTTTTACTCTTATTAAGTTTTCTTCTGCAATCTTAATCTTATCATATATTTTAGCCGCTCCAAAAGTAAACTCTTTGGTTTTCTCTTTTCCACTTGTAGCTTTAACTTGCTTCTTTATTAAGTAATAAACAGGTAGGTTTGTGTTCTCATCTATCTGATATACTGAAACTTCTGTTGGGTCGAATGATGATGAAAACGCAAAATCAATAGATGATATTGTTGTAAACTCTACATTAGAATATTCAGTTGAACCAATAACCATACCTTGATTTACTGTCATAGCATAATCAAAATCAGGTTTTACATTATCACCAGTACCAGTCGCTGGAAGCAATTGAAATACATCCATTGTTACGGATGCTGGGATAATG